TGAACGCCCCTGTCCGGTATGCTCCCGCAGGAAAATTCATACAATCCATTCATCACGATTGGTTTGAACTGGCCTATCACGCAATGATGAATAACCTGCTCATATTTGTAATGCGGTTTCAATATACGGCGTGTTTTCTTGCTGCTACTCTCGTTGATGATGCTCGGTTTGTGATAGTCCGGAATGAACAACTCCTCAATCAACATCTTTTTTAAGAGTTCCGTGTGTTCATCGAGGTTATCTAATACCTCCCGCACATCATTCTTGTTCTTTTTCTTCTTTGATGCGTCTAAAAAGCATTGCTTTATGTAGTCATCTTTCAACATTGGTTCATATAGGTTATTGTAACTTCTCATATAGTGTTTTCTTATCTCCTATCGGTTTTTGTGCGGATGCTTACTCAACCGACCCTATATTCGGAATGATTTTCGCCAAGTGGCGCGGAACATAGACTGCATTTGGTTAAACGCACCGTTTTGAGAAGAAATTGGACGCGCCGATGTTCCAGTTCGCCGCACTCGCACTGTTGTTCAAATTCAAGTAATCCGTGCCGCAGTTATCGCCGTTGTTACAGTTGCCGCCGAACAACGCGACCGCAGGGAGCAGGAACCGCCCGACACCGCACTCTATGTCCCTATATTCATTTTTCTAAAAACGACCACACCGCCTAACGGCGGGAATAGCGGAGGCTTTCCCCCTCCGGTCCTCCCCCTTGCTGCTTACGCAGCTATAGGCTGTTCTAAGAAAACGGACGCGCCGAAGCCCCAGTACGCCGCACCCGCACCGCCGTCCAAATGCAAGCAACCCGTGCCGCAGTTATCGCCGCCGTTACAGCTGCCGCCGAACAACGCGACCGCAATTATTTCGCTGTTATACCAAAAATAATCGCATGTGTATGTACTACTACTTCCTCCGACCGAACTAACAATTCGGCCAAATCGGCTCGACTTTGTGTTTTTCTGCCATCCACTACTATTTCCCGTGAATGTAATTCCAACTTTTTCAAAGCCTTCTCCCGTCAAATTGTATGGTGGTCTCATTTTTGCAAGAATTTCTCCTTTAACCATTAAAAGACCATTAACTCTATCCCAACGGTTGCCCCACCATTTTTCGATATAGAATACTTTAACTTCATGAGTTTTATCACTATATCCAAAAAACTGTCCCTTATCTGCAAGGGTTCCTGTCGGAAGATGTCCATAGTTCTGCGAGGTATCATCAACATATCCCGTTGTCTGTCCCTGTCCAAATGCTGTCTGTGAATTATCTGTCTTTGAAATAATTTTAAGCATACAGTCCAGTAAGTTTCTCTTGCTCCAGGAACCGATACTCCATTCATCTCCATTTGCCTTCGCTCTTGTGATTTCCGTTGTTGTATTTGCACCATACATAAGTGTCTGATTTGCAAGAGATCTAAGTCTTGTACCATCAAACGAGCCGCCGAACATAGGATAATATAATTTATCTGCATGTGAACCATCTTCTCTCACATATGCATCATCATTATATGATTCATCATATTGTGCATTAGAAATAATCATGTACTCATAATTTCCGATTTCAAACTGTGAAAGCCATATCTTGCCCTTATCTCCACTGCCATCAAATACGCTCATTGCATTTCCGCCGTAATCTACGCTTGAAATGTCCGATTCTGTTCCGTCAGCTTTTTTTGTCTGGTTGTTTGGATCTAATTTATAATCTTCCGTTCCATCATACCGAACCATTGCCGGATAATTATTTTTTACAAAAAACACATCCGCCCAATCTCCAAAATCAAATTCTCCAGTTGCATAATTCATGCCCGCCGGGGTTTTACCGACTGCATCGAAAAGATATGTACAGCGTGTTGCCGGGTTACTATCATTTTTATTGATTTTTAATCCATATCGCTTTATATCTTTTACTCTTGTCTCATCTTCTAAGCTCGCCAAAAGTGCATTTGTATTCGCTAATATTTTGTCGGTTGTTTCTTTATCTGCTACTCTTACAATCACATCTCCACTTGCCATTTTTAAGCCTCCCTTATTGTTAAAATTCCATCTTCTACCGATAAAACGCAACTCTTTTTTGTAACCGTATCTACCATAGTGTTAAGTCCATCTACAATTCCTTCACACGCTGTAGCGGCTGCTGTAGCCGTCTGTGCGGCTACGTTCGCTGTAGTCGCTGCCTTATTCGCTGCGTTTGAAGATTCTGTCATTGTATTGGAGAACTTATTCACCTTTTCCATGTATCCTTCTATTGTTTCAAGGTCTTCATCATATTTTGCGTTGTTTACAATAATCGGAAGGTCAAAAAATTTGTTTTTACCATCCCCCATTCTAATCAATACTTTTCCTGTTTCTGTCGTCTCAATGCCGATTTCCCTGTCTTTGAGTATCAAGGCATCCTCAACAGCTTTCCATTCTGCGGTCGTGCCGCTGCAAGGTCTGATTGCTGCCATACTATCTCCTTTCCCTTGCGTTTGCAATAATATCACAAAACGTATCGTTTTTGTTGTTTTTTCCTTGTAATTCCATAATGTTGGAATTATTTGCATATTATTATACAGCCAGACTTCTTGACATAGGTGTTCCTCCATCAAAGTCTATGCCTACTTCTTTTGTTCTGATCTGAGGGGTAGCCGCATCAATGGTCACTATTGATATAGCTCTTGATTGAGGGGACTCCCCATCACATTCGATGTATAAGCTTTCGTATAGAGCTTCCGCTCTATTGAAATAATTCTTCACCGATTCCAGAATTTCATTTGCGGACTCTAAAAGTGAATTCTGAATTGTATCATTAATTTCTTTTTTGTCAGCTTCCACTTTTTTTCTAGCTGCCTCTACCGCCTCTTGACTCTGTGTGATCGCCTGCTTTATCTGTATCGCAGAATTCAATGTCGCTTCTAACTGATCCTGATTTTGCAATGCTATTGTTGCTTTTTCTGTTATCTCTTCACATTTATTTGCTGCTTTCTCCGATGCTTCTGATGCTGTATTTACTTTTTTTATAGCTTCCCCACTTGCACTCTCTCTTTTTCTCTCTGCTTGTTCCCTCGATGCTTCCGCTTGCGCTCTTAATTTTTCTGCTTGTTCTCTTAATGTTTCCGCTTGCGCTCTTAATTTTTCTGCTTGTTCCCTCGATGTTTCCGACTCTACTCTTGTTGCTTCTGTTTCCTTTAGATTTTCCCACAAGCTTTGCATTTCAAGATACCACTCTTTATCCTCTGGTGGACTTACAAGCTCATGTCCAAGCATTCCGTCTTCTATTTCGAGAATACAGGATAAAGTCTTTAGCACGTAATCATCCCCAACAAATTCTACAGAGAAAATCAGCTCACCCGCTCCCATAACCGCATGCGCTGGAACTACCCAAGTAAAACGAATTTTGTCTTCACCTTTTTTCACATTAATTGGATGGCATATATCAGCATATCCCTGCGGCGCTGAGTATAAAATATTTATCTGTTTATCAGATATATCTATACCATCGTAATAACGGTCCATCTCAAAATTAATACTCTGCGCATTATTCTCTCCAGCAATCAATAACTGCCCCGTTATTTCCGGTATTGCTTTTTCCTGTCCAATTATAAACACTTGTGGGTCGCTATAATTCTCATTGATTCCGTAATTATCATCTAATTCAAAATTGTCTGACATTGCTTCCCTCCTTATTTGTATTACGCGGTACGAATCCACATATTCACAGCAATGTATGGTGGTTTTATTGTAAATGGCATTCCGTCCCCTGCTGTTCCTGTTATTCCCGTCGCTTCTTTAGTGATACATTCTCCATTAGTCTGCGTTTTGGTTGGACCGCCAGCTTTAATGTCAATCAGATGTGTATGGCTTCCTGCATCTTGTGTTATTTTTCCTTCTGTCAATCCGTTATGCGTTGCTTTGCTCCCTTGTCTGTGCTGCGAGCCACCCGATTTAGAATCCGACCGATAATATCCATAATGGCTGTGTGTACCTGCATTGCTACAAGATGCATTATGTGAGTGTTGTTCTATTGTATGTGCGTGAGCCGGAACAACATGCGTGTGCTTCGCCCCCGTATGTGTGTGCACCGGAAGGTTTTCTTGCGTCAATGTTACCTTTTCATTTCCTCCTGTGCTTCCTGCTTTGTCCGAATTACTAGCGGCCAAAATATATCTTCCTTCTATTTTTTCCCATGTTCCTCCAAATAAAATCGTTGGTGATATATTTCCTATACTCAGATAAACCGCTCCAACAGGATATACTTTATTTAACATTTTACTTGTAATACTATCTAACAAGCCTGGTACCTCAGCTAATGGAGTTAAGACTTCAAATAACTGTTCTACTCCTTCAACCAATATTCCATTCAATTTTATCCTGTATAGTGCATAATCATCTGTGTAATCGCTATTTAAAATATTTCCACTTTGTATCTCCGGGTCTTTCGGATTTTCTGAAGGAGTTCCCTTCACGATCACAAGTGATGCTGTTTCTATTTGTGTTTTTTTGTCTCTCTGATATCTCATAGTAACAATATCATATCGTTTAAGACCATTTTCGCCTGTCTGAATTGTAAGGGTTTCTGCATCCTTGTTTGCTATATTGATATTTCTTCCCTGGTTAACTAAACTTCCGCTTTTTATTTTAATTTCATTATTCGAAATTAATTCATAAGCAAAATTATCCCACATATTTAATACATATTTTCCACTGCCAATCACTCCCGCATTAAAAGCTCCTGTATCCGCAGCGGAAACATGTGGTTTTCCTGCATATCCGGTTACTAAATCAACTGCCATATTTCCCTACCTCATAAGTGATACTTGTATTATTATCTTTTATGCTAATAATTTTCTTTGTCACTTCCTGTACCGTTTCTATTCCGGTTACTTCGTCCATTGCTCCTACCATATCGCCAACATCATAAACTTGTTCTGTTTCTTCCAGGTCAATGTCTAAAACGTCTGCATTATAATATTCCTGCATCTTTTCCAGCCCTTTTTCAACTAATGTGGCATAGTAATCTAATACTTGTCTATAATATATTCCAGCTTGCCATGCTGGAGCAAATTGAGCTTCTTCCTTTGCATAGTATCTTCCCGAATTCCATTCAGGAGCTACTTTCTCATTTTTTGTGTAATAAGTATTGTTTATCCACACCGGGGCATTGTCTTCTGTTTTCACATAATAAGTATTACCTGTCCACAATGGGGCGTAATCTGTTGAAATTTCTCTGTAGACCGCTTGTTTATTAAAACTAGGAACGCTAGTCAGTGTTATCTCTGTAAAATACTTATTTTTACGCCATTTGGGAGCGGTCTTTTTTCCTTTTCCAGTTCCTTCAACATTTTTGAATTTCCCATTGCTGTCTTTCATATAATAATTTTTGAATCCTTTTGCCCAGTCAGTTGGTTTTTGGGTTTGCATTTTTTTATGCGGTTTTTGCACGCTGGAAATGCTTCTATATTCATCTTTATTGTATCCATCATTATATCTGTAGAAATATGCGCTATAATAATCGTTCCAATTTTTAGGTTTTTCCTTTTGCCTTACATATTTCTTTTCTACTCGTGGCGAAACTCCCGTATAACCTCCTGTCGCATGTCCATATTCATCCACTTCTTTTTGATAATATTCGTTATATTTTTGATCCCAGTTAGATGGTTTTTTTGCAAGAAGAATATACTGATCTACCCCGGATACCCCAGAATATTTTCCCTCATCATTTTTCTTATAGTAAGCTCCAAAATTTTTTCCCCAGTCAGACGGTCTACTCGTCTGCAAAACATAGGCATCTACTGCTTTTACTCCGGTGTATTCCCCGTCTTCTGTATCTATCATGTAATAGCTATCATAATTTAATGTCCAGTTTTCCGGCTTATTCTCAATTAATTTATATACATCTTTTTTCTCTTTTTCTACAGATTCGTAGGATGTTTTTTCACTTCCATCTTCCTGTAAGTCCGACTTCAAATAAAAATAATTATTACAATCATCACTCCAATCTGCTGGTTCTGTATCGAGCATAATATAATTTTTCTTTGCTTCCGCATTTGGATAATCAAGTTTTTCTGTAATTTCATTTTCCTGCACAAGTACTTGGTTTCTGTGATCGACAATGTAATCATCGTCTTGCAACGGCTGATCTAGCAACGAATACGGCTGTACGTTTCCATTTTCATCTGCAAACAAATGTATAATTTTCCTGTCTTTCAAGTCACCCTGTCCCATACATATGAGATGATTTACTATGTTATATTTTTTTGTGATTGAAAAATCCACTTGTGAAGTATTAAATTCTTCATCTGTGCTATAATCACAATAAGAAACTGCTTGTAAGTATACATATCCTTTTCTATAGTGCATTTTAAGCTTTGCGTTATTCGCTCGTAACATGCGCCGAATACCTTTATACGCAGATACGTATCTTTCCATTTGGTAATTGTCTATATAGATGTCAGTTTCTTCTTCCTCCACCTTGAATAGATCTCCTGCACCTATTTTCTCAATAATTTCTTTTAGAACTTCATTCGCATTTCCAGCATACGTTGCATAATCCATTCCTTCATCCGGACATATAATCTTTTTATCTAAGATTCCATGCCATGTCCGCCCACAGTATTTTATTTCATCCTTTTCTGTATCTACACCAATTTCATCTATGATTCCGCCATACTCTTCATTTTCAACATAGATAATATAATTATCTTTGCAACAATGATTCGCTCTTGTTATTACACACTCAAAATCATTTTCATCTTCTCCATATGCCAGATCGTACGAACAACTTTCAAGTATGCCTATGTCTTTTCTTTTTTCATCTGCATAAATTAAATCCATATCGGTTCGCCTCGCTCATCATATATTTTCAAGTCAAAACCTCTTTCCATCGACCAGGAAGCCGTATTTTCTCCATCCGGTATTTTTTCAAAAATATTATTATCCCGGTCGCGATAATGAAATATATTTTCTACCTCACCATATCTGGATGTTTTTATAATTTTTCGTGTTTTGGAATCAATTTTTGCATATTCATTTTCCAGTAATGAAATATATATAATATATCTATGTTCATTTATTGTAATCTCTGGATCATCACAAGGACCATATACCGTCATTTCGAAATTTGATTCCGCAATGCTTGTATTTTCGAAGTATATATTCGCTGTACTGGCAATATAATCAAAATCATAATCAAAGCAATAATCTCCGTCTATCTGTGTGCTTTCTATTTCTCTGAAAGAAAAAAATTTTTCCCGTATCCACACCGGCTCTGTGGATACGAATTTTA